AAGGCCTTTCAGAAAGCACTGAGGCTATCAGAATGGCTTCTTCTGACCAAAGACTGGATCCCAGACTTAACAGACGGGGCTCTTTATTATCACGCATCCTGGATGGAAATATGGCCAAGATGGGCGCAAGAAAAGCAAAGACTTTTGCAAATCGATTCGCATGTTTTCTACCAGTGATTTTGATGCCTTTTGCAGTGTATGCAAATGGCCATCATAGCCCGGTAGATCCTCAGTTTCATCAGTTTCAGGCAGTTCAGGCCCCTGCACCTACGGCAGGCAATGTGACTGACATGCTGGTGAATATCTTCCTGGAGCAGGGAGTTCTGGGGGCCATGCTGATTGTTCTGGGAATCTATTTCTACAAGATGGAGGGGCAGGCCAGACAAGACAGACTGAAGCTCCAAGAAAAGTTTGAGACTTTGGTTACTCGAAACCAAGACAACCTGATCGAGGTCAAGACTCACCTGGCCAGTCTTGATGCCAGAATGGGCAACCTTGAGAGGGAAACAGAGGGATTAAAGGATTTTATATTCACCAAAATGAAAGCATGAAAAAGTGGCTGAAACGATTGAAAAAATCACTCGAACAGATCCTCCGCAGGGAAAAGGGAAGGATCCAGTAGATCCAGACGTGCAGATTGCCAAGCTCAGATTCTGGGCAAGGTTGTTAATCTCTCTGATGGCATTCTGCCTTTTTGGTTTTTTGGTGATCACCATGATCAACAAGCCTGATGAGTTGGCACAATCTAGCAAGGACCTGATCAATTTAGCTTTCGGAGCCTTCTTGCCCATCATTGGAATGTTAGGGAAGTTTTGGTTTGAGGCCTCACCAGAACCATTGAAACCAAAGAACGAGGGGCCTACTCAGTTTGAACAACGTGTGGATATCACCGCACCCAACCAAGAAAAGGAAGCATAATGGCACCGATTCTCAGCATGTTAGCAAACACCCTGTTTTCCATCGCAGCCGACAAGGCTCAGAATGCAGTGAAGGACCATATTATGAAGGCCATCGATGAGAACCTGGATGATGATGCCAAAAAGGTTCTGGACCAGGCCATCAGTGATGACAAAGGACACAATAAAAACAGTCTTTCCGATCTGCTTGGATGAGGATCTCGGATCACTTCCGAAAACAGGAGTTTGAGAAGAGTGCAACGGCCATGAGGTTGGGAATATCCAACACAGTCACCGAGCCTGAACTTTTGGCCAACATGGTGGCCTTGGCTGCCAATGTTCTTGAACCATTGAGGGCAAAGTGGGGTCCTGTTTCACTGAGTTCCGGGTATCGACACCCGGATCTTTCGCAGGCCTTGGGTAGCAGCCCGACCTCGCAACACTGCTTCGCTGAGGCGGTCGATTGTGAAGCATTTCAGTCACCAGGAAACAGGGCAGTATTTGAGTGGTTTGTAAACGAGTCAGGCCTTTCATGGGACCAAATAATTTTGGAGTTTGAAGGAGAGGATCCTTTTGATGGATGGCTCCATATTTCTTCCAAGAGATGTCTTTCTGAAAACAGAAAGGCAGTTTTGAGGGCAGTCAAGCAGGACGGCAAAACAGTCTATCTCCCAGGAATCAACTGATGGCATACCTATCTCTGGACATCCCCCCCGGTGTAGTTAGGGCCGGGTCTCAGGTTGAATCAAACGGCAGATGGAGAGATGCCAATCTGATCCGTTGGCTCCAGGGCAGATTAAGGCCTGTGGGCGGATGGTTTGCAGAGACTGATGCCATGACAGGAGCCCCAAGGACCATTCTCACATGGTCCACTAATAATGGTTTTGCCCAGATGTTTATTGGTACGAATAACAGACTTTACCAATGGACAGGAGGAACTGCTTTGGTGGAGATCAGTGACTCTCTGACTGGAGGAGGGACTCTCAATGCTTCCATGGTCACCAATGGCTCGACCCTAACATGTGCAACCGGGGGATTTAATGCCCTTTTTAATTCACTTTCAAGATTTAAAGTCACTGGGGGGTCCTCAGACGGCAAGGTTTACACTGTGGCAACTGTGGCATCAGACACTGAGATTACTATTTCTGAGACCTTTGAGGCTAATGAAACCGCAACCATCACCCTGACCTTTCTCTGGACCACAGGACCGACTGAAGGCCAACCAAATAGCGGATATGGTGCAGGAGCTTGGAACACAGGACTGTATGGCAGAGACCAGACTGATGCCTCCATCGTGATTCAGGCAGGCAGATGGTCCTTGGATAATTTTGGAGAGGATGTTCTCGGAGTTTTCAGGCAGGATGGCAGACTTTTCCACTGGGATGCCTCTGGAGCATCATACCCCTTAAATGGCTCACTGGTCTCTAATGCCCCAACTGGAAACCTTGGTGTGCTTGTTACCCAGGAACGGATTGCCATGCTTTTTGGAGCAGGAGGGAATACAAGAAAGGTCGCATTTTCAGACCAGGAGGATTTTACAACCTGGGCAGAGTCTGCAACCGGAGAGGCAGGATCTTTTGAACTTCAGACCACAGGAGACATTCAAACAGGAATCAAGGTCCGAGATGCCATCCTGATGATCACCGATGAGGACTGTCATGAGATCACTTTTCAGGGCCAACCATTTATCTACGGAAGGAGGAGAATCTCCGATACTGCCGGGATAGTAGGACCTGATGCAGTGGCCCTGATAGAAAACGCAGCATATTGGATGGGTGCAGGTGCTTTCTATGTCTATAATGGCGGATATATCGAGGTGATTCAGTGTGATGTTCTGGACTACGTTTACACCGATGTTGACACCAGAGTGGACTCCACTAAGTTTTCCCAGGTCGTAGCCTCAGAGAATCGGAAATATTCAGAGGTCTGGTGGTATTATGCCAGCGAGTCAGGAAACGGGGAGAATGATCGATATGTGGCCTATTCTTACCGGGAGGGATGGTGGACAGTTGGGAAGCTAGACCGACTTTCATGGGATGAAAACAACCCCTGGGGGGATCCTTTCTCCACCGGATCCGATTATAAACTTTACCGGATGGAGCAACAAAGAACTGGCACCCAAGCAAGAGGGGGGACCATCACCGATCCTGGTAATAATTACGGATCTAATGACAGGACCATGGCCTTCGGAGGAGCAAACACAACCGACACCATGGTTGTTTTCGCAGAGACTGGTGACATCAGAGTGGGTGATGGATCAAAGCAAATACACGGCCAGCAGGTTATTACTGACACCGAGAGAGGGGACACCAATGCCCTCCAGATGAGGTTCTTTACATCACAGACTCCAGATGGCACCGAGACTGATCAGGGATCAAGTGCATTGACTTCTTCAGGATATTCGGATGTTAGGTTTTCCGGTAGATACATGCGTTACCGAGTAGAGGCCCCCTTTGATCAAGATTTTCGGGTAGGTGATATGCAACTCAAGGCAAGGACTGGAGGAGATCGGTGAAGCAGTTACCAGTCCCTCCTCCAGAGTATTCAAAGACTCATCAGAGTAGGGTGCAGGAATCTATTTACAATGCAATCAATGATGAGGTTGTGCAGAAGCTCCAGGATATTGAGTTTGATGGCAAGAGTGCATCAGATGCAACCAGGGCCCTCTTTCTCGGCAGACTTCAATTACTCAGTCCAAACGGCACCAAGTTCCAGCTTTTGGTCGATAATTCAGGAAATCTTTCCACCACAACAATATAGGTGACTATGAATATGTTCTTATCAGGCCCCATGCGAAAAATCGCCAAGATGGGACGAATGGGAGACACAGAACTGGCACACGTTACTCCAGAAGAGAAAAAACTTCTGAAGGCCATGGGAGGTTCTGGGACTATGAACCCAAGGACTGGAATGCCTGAGTACTATGTTGTAGGTGAAAGTTATGCAACAAAATCAAGGTCTGACAAGGCTTTTGAAGAAGCAGTTAAGGCTCAGATGCAGGGAGATGATTACCAGTCAGACGATCCATTTTTTCAGTCAACATTTGGCAACAACACCGGAGGAGATGGAGATGGTGGAGAAACTGCACCGACTAATCCAGGGGCCTCAGGGCCTCCACCTCCGCCTCCGCCCATGACCTCAGATGCCTTTAAAGGGATGTTGTTTGAAAGGTTTAGGGATGATGTTCTGAACAGACCTTTTCAGGCCTTTACTGGAGAAAGGTTTGCAGGATTCAATCCTGATCAGATGCAAGCCTTTGCAGATACCAGAACTTTCGCTGGTGCTATGCCAGGAGGATTCCAAACTGCCATGGATACTGCCGAGGGTGAAACAACCTACCAGTCAGGATTTACAACCGCAGGACAGGATCAAGCAGGATTTCAAAGGGAACTGGATGCCCGGATGAACCCCTTCACTCAGTCGGTGATCAACCAACTTCAGAGAGACATCTCTGAGCAGCAACAAATGGCCTTGGGCAAAACCTCAGAACAGGCCAGGGCAGCAGGGGCCTTCGGGGGGTCTAGGCAGGGAGTGGCAGAAGCACTTACCTCAGGCAGATACGGAGATGCCTTTGCAAGAACCGCAGGCCAGTTGAGGGCCGATCAGTTCAACCGAGCTATGGCAGGAGTGGATCAAGATCGAGCAAGACAGGAACAATTTTCAGCTCAGGCAGCCGATACTCGACTTAGAGCAGGCAGGGACCTCTTGAGAGGCACCCAGGCCACAGATGCTGCAACTGCACAGAGGATCAATGCACTGGCCCGAATCGGTCAGCAGCAACAAGCTATGGATCAGGCTGCAAAGGACTTTGAGTATCAGCAATTCCTTGAGGAACGAGATTACGACAAGATGAATATTTTGGCAGGAGGTGGCCTCTTAGGATCTGCCCCTGGTGACTATCGAGAACCCCCGGTATATGGCCGAAAGGGAGGCCTCAGTGGTTTCTTCGATTTCTTATTCGGTTCACCCGTAAGGATAGCATAATCATGGTTCAATACATCCCGGCTGCCATTGCAGCATTTAATTTTTTGAAAGGTGCATCTGCTCCTCCGCAGGTTCAACCAACTCCACAACCTACACCTGGGAATCCAAGTGCAGCCATGCGGTTCATGCCAAAAATCCCCATGGCCACATTCAACCCTGGCCAGATGGGTGGAGGAATATTTGATGATCAGGATTTGATGATGATGATGCAGCAAGCACCCCCCAGAGGACTTCTTTACTAAGGAATAAAATGGCACTTGTTCAAGATCCAAACACAGGGCAGATATACGACGATACAAGGGGAATCATGATCCCTGACTTTTTGAGCAGGTTGGAGAATCTTCCAATGCCTCCCATGCCGACCTTGAACAATCAAGTGCCTGAGTCAAATATCCAATCTTTGATTGATGATCTGCCAAAAACTCAAAGCAGAATGTTTCTTGATGCTATCGAGAATCCACCGACAACCATCCCACAGATGCAAATGCAACCTGAGATGGCACTTGGAAGAATGGAAGACCCTGCACCAAGAAACTTGCCTGTGAGGTCAGTCCCACAGACCCAGACCATACAAGGACCAAGATCTAATTTGCAGGCTACTGCACAGGTGCCATCAGTAAGCAAAGCAAGAGCCGACGAACTCAGGCAACAATATGGAGTGGATCCTCGGCCAGACCCCTTGGCGGACTACAAGGCAGTCATAAATCGGCAACCAGGATTCTTCCAGGAAAATGCCCCCCTAATCCTTGGTCTTCTTGGCGGAGTCTCAGGTCTTTTGGAGGCCATGGGTCCATCCAGAACGCCAGTCTCTTCAGGCCAGGTCTTTGCCAGAGGTTTACAGTCAGGTCTTGGTGGATACATGGGAGGCCTGAAGTATCAGCAGGGAGTAGAATCGGCACGGCAACAAGAAGCAAGGAACATCCTTGATGCCTTGGGTAAATCTGAAAACATCCAGGCCTCACTTGATCGAAGGCAAAGATCCAACCAGTTGAAGCAGGTTCTTCCTGGAATGTATGAGGATGCAATGGCAAGTCTGCCGGCAAATGATCCTCGAAGGAAAAACCTGATGATCAACCGCAGACTGATTGACACGGCACCAGACTCTGCACTTGCGGCCCTTCAAACTTTAGTCCCGAAGGCCACCCAGTTCAAAGCCGTAGGCAATAAGATTGTCAGCATTGATGATGCTGGTACTGTCAATGAGGTCTACACGGCACCGATTGACAAGCCTTTTACTGTGACCAGTCTTGGAAATGGCATGGGAATGATCACAGACCTGAGGAGTGGAACAAATCAGATCGTCAATCAACAAGGCACAAAAAGGTCCGTTCCATTTGAAGGCAAAGGCATGGAGGCCCAGGTTGGGAATCTTCAGTATCTGGAATTGATCGAGCAGGGAGTCTCTGAAGATGATG